CTACCGAAAAAAAAGAAGCGTCCGCATAGCAAACCAGTCTGACGGCACCGCCGGAGCCGCCATAGCCTCGTTATTGAAATTGCGGAACTGCCAGTATTGCGGGTTTAGGTTTGCGTCAATGGATGAAAAGCGGATCGACCACCGACAGCCGATCGCGGCCGGTGGTCTGCATTCCGCCGTCAATCTCGAGGTATGTTGTGACCAATGCAATAGCCGTAAGCGCGACATGCCATTCATGCAGTGGGCAAAGTCTCTGCAAGAACCATGGCAATCTAAGGCCATCAAGCGATTTGAGAAAGCGAGGGGTGCGCCACTATCACAGCTGTCCTTGTTTGGTGCTGGCGATCTGACGCAACCGAAAAAGCCAAGCCTCACAATTGAAAAGCAGCAACAAGCGAAAGCAGCAACGGACGCAAGGGCCGCATGGAAGAAATGGCTTCGTGAACTAGCGCCAAAAGAATGGCTGGATGCCTACTACGCCAGTCATCCAAAGCCGTGGGTTGATCATCGGCTAACGAAAGCCCGGGCCTTCTTTGTGCGCTACAAGGCAGACCCGCTATTTGCCAGAAAATGGAATGACGCTAGAAACGCTCTGCGCAAACAGCAACGCGCAGAGAAAAGGCGTTTGGCAAAGGATTCCGGCTAACGTGTGGACGGTCGCGGCGGCGCACGGCCCGGAGCCGGCGCACCCAAGGGACCGCGTACCGGCACCCAGAAGCGGTTTGCCGAGGCCAAGGCGCGCAAGGAGGAGATGCTCGCCGACCTCCGCGAGCTGGAGCGCGACCGGCTGCGCGGCGTCCTCGTACCGCGCGAGGCCGTCCTCTCGACCTGGCAGGCGGCGCTCTCGGTGCTGCGCGCGCGCCTGCTCTCCCTGCCGGTCAAGGCCGCGCCGCTGGTCGTGGCCGCGGGTGAGCTGGCGAGCGTAGAGCATGTCCTGCGCCGCCTCATCGCCGAGTCCCTGGACGAGCTTTGCCGATCTGACGGGTTGCCTGCGGCCGGCGCTGACGGTGCTGCGGCCGCCGCCGGCGCTGACGGTCAGCCAGTGGGCGGACCAGTCGCGGATGCTGTCGTCGGAGGCGAGTCTGGAGGCGGGCCAGTGGATCACGAGCCGCGCCGAGTACCAGCGCGGAATCATGGACGCGGTGTCCGACCCAAGCGTCCGCCAGGTCGTGGCGATGACGTCCGCGCAGGTCGGAAAAAGCGAGATCCTGCTTAACATCTGCGGCTACTTCATCGACCAGGACCCGAGTCCGATCCTGATGGTCCAGCCGACCGTCGAGATGGCCGAGGCGTTTTCCAAGGACCGCGTGGCGCCGATGCTGCGCGATACGCCGGTATTACGCGGCAAGGTCGCAGATCCGCGCAGCCGGGACTCTGGCAACACCACTACACACAAGCGATTCGCCGGCGGCCACCTGACGCTCGTCGGCAGTAACGCGCCGTCGGCGCTGGCCTCGCGTCCCTGCCGGGTGATCCTCGCCGACGAGGTCAGTCGCTTCCCGGCATCCGCCGGTTCGGAAGGCGACCCGGTGTCGCTGGCTATCAAACGCAGCGCCACGTTCTGGAATCGCGTGGTGTGCCTGACCAGCACGCCGACGTTCGTCGGTGACCGCATCCACACCGCCTACCTGCAGTCCGACCAGCGCAAGTTCCGGGTGCCGTGCCGCCACTGCGGTCATGCGCAGGAGATGGTCTGGGAGCGCGTGGTCTATCCGGCCGACAGGCCGCGGGAGGCCGCCTACGCCTGCCAGGGTTGCGGCGCGATCTGGTCAGAGGGCGACCGGCTGCACGCCATCCAGCGCGGCGTCTGGGAGGCGACGGCGCCGTTCGCCGGGGTGGCCGGCTTCCATTTGTCGGAACTCTACAGTCCCTGGCGCACGATCCCCGACATCGCTGTGGACTTCGAGGCAGCGAAGGGCAATCCCGAGATGCACCGGGTCTGGTGGAACACCAGCCTCGGCCTGCCGTTCGAGGAGGTCGGCGAGCAGGCGGACCCGACTGGCCTGGCGGCGCGTGCCGAGGATTACGGCGCCGAGGTGCCCGAAGGCGTGCGCGTGCTCACCGCCGGGATCGACGTCCAGGGCGACCGGCTCGAGGTCGAGGTGGTCGGCTGGGGCGAGGGCGAGGAGTCCTGGTCGATCGCCTACGACGTCCTGCCGGGCCTGCCGGCGCAGCCGGAGGTGTGGGAGGACCTGCGCGACTGGCTGGAGCGACCGTATCTCGACGCGGCCGGCGGCCGCTGGACCGTGCAGGCCGCAGGCATCGACACCGGCTACCTGGTGCGCAAGGTCTACGAGTTCTGCGCCGCGGTCCGTGGCCGCTACGTCTGGCCGCTGAAAGGCCGGGCAGGCGCCTACCCGGTGGTCGAGAGTGGCACGCACCGCGCCAAGCGCATCGCCGCGCAGGCCGCCAAGGGCCGGTTTCGGCCGCATCTTGTCGGCGTCGACGAGGCGAAGCTGATCCTGTACCGGCGCATCGCGCGGGTGACGGCGCCGGGGCCTGGATACGTCCACGTCCCGACCGGCCGGCCGCAGGAGTGGTTCGACCAGTTGGCCGCGGAGCAACTGGTCACGCGCGCCAACGGCTACCGCGAGTGGCAGAAGATCCGGCCGCGCAACGAGGCGCTCGACTGCCGGATCTACGCCTACGCGGCGCTCAAGCTGCTGCACCCGGGAGGCATCCCGGCGCGCAAGGCGAAGGCCGAGCCGCCGGAACCCGCCAAGCAGCCGCCGCCGCGCCTGCTGCGCCAGCGCGAGAGCTTCAATCCCCGGAGGTGGTGATGGACTCGGTGTCCCGTCTGATCACGCTGCTCCAGGACCTGCCGCGGCAGGAGTGGGAAACGACCCTGCGTCGCGAGTTCGGCGGCCGACACGTGTACTTCAGCGCGGCGACGGGACGACACCGCATCCTCGAGCTGCGCAGCCTTGGGGTGGCGGAGCGGACGGCGCGGTTCAAGGTGCGCGGCGTGTAGTTGCCGATTCCGTACGAAAACGGCAACAACCCCCTAGACCACTACCCCCTGCCTGCCATATTGGCAGGCAATGGCGATCACCATTCCCGAGGTCGAGCCGACCGAGCTACGCGCAGGCGAAACCTGGGCGTGGAAACGCTCGTTCGCGGACTACCCGGCGACCGGCTGGACGCTGACCTACACGGCGATCAACGCCAGCAACAAGATCAGCCTGACCGCTGCGGCGACCGGCAATGACCACCTCGTGTCGGTGGCCGCCGTCACCACGACAGGCACCGGCGCCGTTACCGGCACCGACAGCTACAGCGCCGGCACCTACAGCCTGATCGGCCGCGTCACCGACGGGACCAGCGTCTACGCCGTCTACAACGGCGTGCTGACCGTCCTGCCGGACCTCGCGGCCGCCACGACCTACGACACCCGCTCGACCGCCAAGCAGCTGCTCGAGGCGCTGGACGCCTACCTGCTGGACAAGGCGTCGCGGGACCAGCTCGACGTGGTCGAGACAGCGATTGCCGACCGCCGCATCCGCCGCGACAAGGCCGCACTCCTGAAGTGGCGATCGGAATTGCAGATCGAGGTGGCGCGTGAGGATGCGGCGGCCAACGGCATCGCGGGCAATCGCTACTACGTGAGGTTCGCGCGCGGATGAAGTGGTGGCCGTTTGGCAAGCGCGTCCCGAAGAAGGCATCCGTGCGGATGTACGAGTCCGCTCGCCAGTCCCGGCTGACGTCGGACTGGTCCTCGGCCAATTCCAGCGAGGACTACGAGCTGTCGACCAGCCTGCGGATGCTGCGCCAGCGCAGCCGCTCCCTGGTCCGCGACAATCCATACGGCAAGCGCGTCCGCACCATCGTCGTCAACAACGTGGTCGGTAGCGGCATCGGCCTGCAGGCCGCCGTGGTCTCCACCCGCGGCCGGCTCAACAACCGCGTCAACGACGAGATCGAGTCCGTCTGGCGCGAGTGGTGTCAGCCGTCCAGCTGCCACACCGGCGGCGTGCTGCACTTCGCCGACCTCGAGCGCATGGCGATGGCGCAGGTCGTCGAGGCCGGCGAGATCTTCATCCGCAAGCACTACGACGGCACCGGCCGCGTACCGCTGAGCCTCGAGGTGATCGAGCCGGAGCGTCTGGCGGAGGACTATGAGGCGCCGGAAGCGGCCGGCATCACGACCAAGCTCGGCATCGAGGTCGACCGCATGGGGCGTCCGCTGGCCTATTGGGTCCGCGAACTGCACCCGGGCGAGATCCGCCGCAACATCGGCGCCACGGACCGGCTGATCCGCGTACCGGCGGAGCAGATAATCCACCTGCGGATCGTCGACCGCTGGCCACAGACCCGTGGCGTGCCGTGGTTCCATGCGGCCGCCAAGCGTCTGCGCGACATGGACGGCTACACCGAGGCCGAGATCGTCGCCGCACGCATGAGCGCGGCCTACATGGGCTTCATCAAGTCCTCGGCCGTCCCGGAAGAGGACGACACCCAGGACAACCGCAAGATCCTCGAGTTCGATGCCGGGCTGATCCAGCACCTCGGTCCCGGTGAGGAGTTCCAGGGCTTCGCGCCGGGCCGGCCGAATGCGCAGCTCGACCCGTTCATGCGCTACATGCTGCGCGAGGTCGCTGCCGCGGTTGGCGTGTCGTACGAGTCACTGAGCCGCGACTACTCGCAGAGCAACTACAGCAGCAGCAGGCTCGCGCTGCTCGATGACCGCGACCTCTGGAAGGCTTTGCAGCAGTGGTTCATCCGTTCGTTCCGCGAGCCGCTGCACCGCGAGTGGCTGTCGCTGGCCGTCATGTCCGGCGCCATCGCCAGTGTGCCGGCGGAGCAGTACCTCACCAACCGCGCCAAGTTCGAGGCCGTGCAGTTCAAGCCGCGCGGCTGGGGCTGGGTGGATCCGACGAAGGAGGTCGCTGCCTACAAGGAGGCCGTGCTTGCCGGTTTCACCACGGTCGGTGACGTGATCGCCGCGACCGGCAACGGCGCAGACCTCGAGGACACGCTCAACGCGCGGCGCCGCGAACTGGACCTGATGGAGGAGCTGGATCTCGAATTCGACACCGAATACGAGTCGCCGGACGACATGAAAGAGGATGCCGCCGAGCCCGAGCCCGAGGCGCCGGACGAGCCGCAACCCGACGAGGAAGACGCTATGGACCGATGGTTGGCTGCACTCAAGGAACTGCGCATGGAGGCGGCGGAAGACCGCCGCGAGACCCGGGCGCTGATCAGCGACAGCATCGCCGAGGTGCGGCGCCAGCTGCAGGACTCGGTGGCGGCGCTGACGCGGGATCTGGCCACCAAGGAGCAGGCGCCGGTGGCGCAGGAGCTGACCGCGGCGCTGGCCGTGCTGCGCGACGTGCGCAGCCAGGTCGACGACATGGCAGCCTCGGACGCGGTCAGCGGCAAGTGGATGAGCGCGATCGCTGCGCGCCTCGACGAGATCGAGCGCCAGCAGGCGGCGCTGTCCGAGCGCATTGCGTTCGTCGAGCGGGCCGCCAAACCGAAACCGAAGGCCGCCAAGAAGGAGGAAGCCGATGAAGCTGCCGGCGCTGCGGCGTGACCTGACGGCGCGCATCGAGATCCGGGCCGACCGGATCAGTTTTCCGTTCGCCTCGGACGCGCCAGTCGAGCGCGGCTGGGGCCGCGAGATCCTCGACGTGCGCGGCATGGACGTCAGCCGCTTTGAGGCTGGCGCCGTGCCGCTGCTGTTCAACCACGACTGGAGTTCGGTCGTCGGCATGGCCGAGAAGGCGTGGATCGGCAGCGACAAGCGCGCCTATGTGCAGGCGCGGTGGTTCGATCACGAGGAGGCGAAAAAGGTGCGCTCCATGGTCGAAGGCGGCCTGCGCAACGTCAGCTTTGGCTACCGCGTCACGGAAGTGGAGGACGCCGGCGACGGCGATTACATCGCGCGGCAGTTCGAGCCGCATGAAGTCTCGATCGTGTCGGTCCCCGCCGATTTTGGCGTCGGCATCGGCCGATCGGAAGACGGTGAGCAAGTGGAGGTCCGGGTTATCCGGGCCGGTATCAGCAAGGCGGAAACAGCCGCCAAATCTGGAGCATCACAGATGACCGACAAAGACACGTCGGCGGCAACCTCCGCCG